TCACCACGCCATTCTTTTTGTGAATGTGCAAGATTCGCCCATCATCCATTACTGTCCCCATCGCTCCTCCATTCTGCCCCTCCATGAGCACCACGGCATGAGGCTCCGGTCCTTCTAGGCGAGTGCCATTCTTTAGCAGCCATCGAGCCATGAACCACGATGGCAGAGAATCGTCGGTGTATTGCTCAAACACCCAAGCCAAGTCTGGCGCGTAGTCGTGGTAGCCAAGACGTTTATGCACTTCCGCAGCGAGCAGGCAGCAATCCACAGTGCCGCTTCCATCGCCAGGTACTGCGGCCCATGCCCGATTAAGCCCAATCAAGTCGTGGAAGCTCATTGCAGATAGAGTTCAGCATTTAGCGGCAGGATGCCTACATTGTCCACGCTTAGTGTGCGAGCAGGGAACGATGCTCCTACACTGTCCATTGCGCTCCTGAAGCGAAGTTCCACGGTCTCATCGCTATAGCTTGCGCCAATGCCAATGTAGTAGTCGGAAAAGCCTGGCACAAGTTGATCAGAGGCTGTCACCCATGCCGTTGTCAGCTCTAAGGCGCTGAGGCGGTTTCCGTCAGAAGCTTCCACCATCCGCACGATGATTTCCTCTGCAGGAAACAACACGCGGAATTGTTGGTTTTCGCCATTGAGACTTGCCATGGCGCCGTCCGCTTGGAATGGCGCGAAAGTGTAGCCTCGCCCGTTAAAATTTTTGCTCTGGCCAATGAAGTAGTTTTGCAGTCGATATGTAGCAGTTTTGTCTGCACTTGTGTAGTCAAAGAACTGGCAAAGGCGAATAACTGTCATAGGTCAATGTCACCCTGCAATTCAATGGTTACATTGCTGATTTCTCTATACACTGACTGAATGGTTGGAGGTCCAACGTATTCCCATTGAATGTCATAGGGAGACTGAATAAAACCCTGTAAATTGTTTGTCATTCCAGCAAAAAGGCCGTTAGGAAGCCTGAACCGCTCAAAACCTCCTGCAGTGTCCCTGTAATGACGCAACAATTCAACGGTATCAGGATCGTGGAGGTTCTGGTAGAAAAGGGAGAGCTTGTAACTATTGGGCTTATTGCCAAAGCTGCGCTTAACTGTCGCACCAGATAGCGCCCGATACGTCTTAATGGGAAACTGCCCAAGCGTGAACTCGCGCTGGGAGGGAACGATGGAGGGGAATGTTTGACTCATGATCAGCGCCCTCTCATGCCAATGCGGCTTCTAGTGGCAGGGCTCTGTTGAATCTTGTCGAGAGTCATGTTCATCCCACGAAGAGCACCGTCTTTTGCCGCTTGGCGACGAGTGGAAGCCATCGCTGCCTCTAGTTGATCCCTGCTGACGTATTCTACGCCGCCAATGTTGGTGCTCTCAAACTTCATGGAAAGAATAGGCGCCATAGCCTGCATTGGGCTCATGGTGTTCATTGCCTCGCGGAGAGAAGCTGATTGATCATTCATCTTCACAGGGATGGAGCGACCATCAGGCAGGGGGACAATCGCTTCGTTGTAGCGGCCTTCACCGACCAAGCCAAGTGTGGGACCATTCACCACCCCGCCATTGGCAAATGCTTGGAAGCCACCTTTCCACACAGCGCCATTAGCTGCCGTAAACATGCCCAGTTTTGGTACGGACACGCCACCGGAACCTCCACCGCCAAACAGCCCCATGGCGCTAAATCCGCCCAATGCGCTACCCAAGCTCATTGCAATGGAGCCAATGCCGCCAAGCACGCCAGACACGCCACCTTCCTTGATTTGACTGATGCCTGCTGTGATGCCGACAATGGAACTGGCCGCAATACCAACTGCAGAGACAGTTCTGCCAAGATTTTCCTGCCAAGTGGTTGTAGCAGTCGCGCCCTTCCGAGCTTCATCAACAAGCGATGAAGTGACTGCAGACGTGTTGGCATTGAACTGCTCCATTGCCTGTCCCATGCCTCCCAGTGAATCTGGGAACTGCCATGCCTGTTCAGACGCTTCTTGCATAGCCTTTCCGCTCATTTCAAAGGCTGGCGCATTTAGTACATTGCCCATCAAAGGCGATGGCAGAGAAGCGTTGCCTCCAAAGGTTTGTCCAGAGGCGCCAGCAGGGGTGCCTTGCAGTGCTGCCGTATTACGATCAAGGGCTGCAATTTGACGCTCCATAGCTGCAATGGTTTCAGCTCTCTGCTCTTCTTCGTTGGGCAGGCCAAAGATGTTGAGCAGTTGATCTTTGAAGAACTTTTCAACCGGCTTCATTGAGAAGTCGATGAACATTGTGAACACTTGCTTAGACAGACTTTCCTGCATCCGCTTAGCAGCTTCTTTAATGTCACCTCCGCTCATAATGTCAACGAACAAATCTTTGTAGCTGGACACAACGCCGTCAACGGCATCGTTCACCATGGAAACCGCTTCTTCTATTGCCTTTAGCGCGTCTGCTTGTCTTAATTGTGTCAAAGTTGTCTTCAGAGTTTCCGCTTCGACTTCCCGCAACGCATCGGGAAGTTCTTGTAGTCGATTGCGTTGGATCGTTAGCAGATCATTCAGCGCCTTAGTGGCCCTTGCATGATCATCAGAGCTGATTGCACCTTTCGCCAGTTGATCGTCATAAGACGCGATCTCAACAGTCGCTTCGCGTATTTGATTGTTGATAGCAGTTTCGATGGCGCTATAAGATGCCCTAGCGCGAGTCAGTTTTTCTGCTGCTTCAATGGCCTCAGCGGGAGCACCCTCTAAAATCAAGCGATTTCGCTCAGTAAGCACTTGATTGTCTAGCTTTAGCTGCTCAACAGGCAGTGTTTGTCCGATAGCTTCGCCAATAGCCAAGGACACATTGCGTCCTTCCTCCAAAAGCCTATTCATCAACTCCAAGTCTGCCATTGCTGTTTTTACTTTCCTTTCTTCTTCTGCCTGCTCGACGCTAAATTCAATATCCTGTTCACGCTTTTCCATGGAAAAAGACGGGCCAGACATTGGCATCCCCGCCGAATAACCGGCAAGCTTTTGATTGTAAAAACGCTCGATCTCTCCGAATGACTTGCCTCCCTGCCCGTAATAACTCGTACCAGTTCTTAGTGTTGGGAATGATGCCCATTCTGGGGCAAGCTTGTCGATACCAGAACGTGTTAATGGAGCAGCAGGATTAACTCCTCTTCTACGGGCAAGTTGCAACGCTCCAATGTCTTGATTGGCAGGCGAAAACGCTCTAAGCCCCAGGCTGTCCCATGTAGTCGAAAGGAATTGATAGCGCCCAGCGGCATCAGACCTATGGCCACCTCCACTGTTAATTACCCTTGGATGCCTGCTTAGGTCGCTAAATTGACGACCCGTAAACATAGTTTGATAGCCGCTATTGGGACGGTTGTAAGTTCCTTCTGCAAATGCAATTGTGTCAAGCAGTGCACGTTCGTGCGGACTCAAGCCTGTTGACGAAGGTAGAACCGGAGCTGATGGAGCCCCAGGAATCGTTCCAGCTTGCGCCGCAGGTACGGGAACAGTGGCAGCCTGCCGGGCGGCACTGCGCAACGCTTTAGCATTTTCTACTTTGAGTTGCGCCTCTCTGATCGCAGTGCTTCTTTCAAATACTGCATTAAGACTATTTAACCGTGCTTGCGCTAATTTTTTCTCAAGACTAATCTCAATGGCTTGTATCTCATTGGCGCGTGCGAGCCTGTAATCATATTCGTAATCAATAATGCGCTTCACTTCTTCAAAGCGCTGGCCTGTCAAGTTTTGCTCTGCAGTAAATGCAAGTTCCCGCAATGCGACCTGATGTTCTGCCGTTTTTGTGATTAGTTGTTGCTGTTGATTCGCAAGACGCTCTGCGTTGAGCCGATCTCGCTCGGCCTGTTTAGCGGCATCATCTTCTGCTTTCCGTGCTGCCTTGTCTGGATCGCCGGAAGGCTGTAGGTCAATGGGGGTGAGGGCGGGAGGCGCAGCAGCCTCGTCAAGCCCCTTGTACGCATACTCAACCTCTCCAAGCAATTGCTTTTCGCGCTGCAAGTAGCCTTCCACAAGAGACAAGTCGGTTACTCGACGCTTTATGCCCGTACGCAGATTGCCTTCCAGCTTAACTTGCAAGCCTAGATTTTTCAGTCGCTCTGCATCTTCTTGTGACACAAGATCGCCGCCCGGTCTCTGTACTTTTTCAAGAAGCGCAACATTCGCTTGGCGAGTGCGCTTTTCTGTCACCAGCTCGGTTGCGCCCATTGATCGTATAGCTTGCGCAGCCGATAGAGCTTCTTTTCTTGCATCGCTAAGGCGATTTGCAACCTTGCCAATATGAGTGACAAGTGCTTCAATCCCCAACAGGACGCCTCCCAAGAAAAGCCCGGTGATAGCCGTCCTCAAAAGACGAGCCGCAACAGCGCTTCTGCCTGCCGCCGCTGCGAAAGCAGTCAAGCCCCCACCGGCAAGGCGAACGTTGCGAATCAAGATGATTAACTGGCTAACGAGCGCTGCGATACCAGTGCGCGTCAGTAGCTGCACTGCAATCAGCGCCACGCCTGCTTTTGCAGCAAAGCCTGCCAACGCTGTACCGATGGGGGTATTGACAAAGCGTGCAGCTTGTTCCACTGCGAGCAACAATGATCTTCCAAGTATTTCAAAGGTGGGGCCTAAGCTCGCTATGATCCTTGCGAGAGATTGCCCAATCTCAGAGATTTGCTTGAAAGCAGTAAAAATGCGCCTAGCCAATCCGTCTAGCATATTGCCTGGGCTTTCGTTCCCAGCGGCAGCGGCGGCAAAAGCCTGAACAGCCTTGGTGGCCTCTCCCACGGCATCGGCAATCACTGGAAACACTGTGCGGGCAACAGTGTTGACTAACGGCTCAAATGCTTCGTACAGGCGAAGCAGACTGTTCTGCATTGCATTAAGAGCACCCTGCAGTGTTTGAGACGCTCCTTTTGCTCCAGCGCTGAATTTGGAATTAAGCAGGATGGCTACATTGTTAAGCACTTGCTGCATCGCCTTGCCCCTAAAAGCGCCGTCCTCCATCGCCTTGGAAAACTCAGGGATGGTCATTTGAGCGGCTTCTGCAAAAAGAGCTAATGAGCCAGGGAGAACGTCGCCCAACTGTCCGCGCAATTCTTCCGCAGTGATCTGCCCTTTGCTTGCCATCTGCGAAAGGGCGTATGTCACTCTGTCTACCTTGTCGGCACTCATGCCAAACGTGGCAGCCGCCTTTGTGATGCCAGTGAATAGCCCTTCAATTTCTTCTGCGCCAAATCCTGCAGGTTGCATTGAGGCATACATGCGGACAAAACCTTGCCGCACGCTGTCCAATGGAACAGAGAATTGATTAGCAAGAGAGCCTAGGAATTGGAACGAGCGGCCTGCTTCCTCCGTTGAGCCAGTGACCGCTTGTAGCTGGTTTCTTAGTGTTTGCAGCGTTGTGGCCGCTTGCAGCGTTTGACGCGGCAAGTCCATGATGAACGCCAAGCCCTTGTAGGCAGCGCCGTATAGCAGCACTTGTTTGGTTGCCTGTCCAAACTCGCCAGCCAATTCTTCCACCGCGCCCGCGAGAGGAAGCCTTGTCTGCCTGAAGAATCTATCGGTGCTGTTGAGTGCGCCACTGAGCCGAGACAACGCCTCGTAGCCCTTTGTAGCCGATGGCCCCATCATCCCGTCACTAGGGAATCCGCCCCTCCCGCCTCCATAGGGCGCAGGAGTCCGACCAACACCAGGGGGAAGTTGAGGTGGGCCGCCTCCACCAACGCCTTCTGCCATCACTGACAAGCCACGCGCCGCTGATCTTTGATACGCCTGTGCAATGCGATCTTGCACGGACATGCCAGTAGCGGAAGGCAGTAATCCTGCGATCTGCCGACCACCCAACGCTGCCTGCATGGAAGCGCCAAGATCCCCCACTCTTACAGCGCTTACGCGAGCCGCTTCAATCTCCCGTCTTGCTTGCTGCAGCGCATCCGTAAGCGAACGCCCAAAAGCCCGAGCCTCAGACTGCACTTGCCGAGCGCCGAAGTCCCGCACAATGTCAAAAGGCGCAGCAACTTGTCTTACTTCAGTCTCAATAACTCGACCGTAGGCAGCAAAGAGCCTCCTGAAGCTGTCCTGAACAGTGCCTAAGTAAGGGCCAAGAACACCAGCGGCTTCAGCGGGGCGAGCCTGAGAAGATAGCTTGCCAACGATGGCATCTACACTTGCCTTGATCTGATTGCGAAATGCGGCGCTTGCAGCGGCACTTGCGGCAACGCTGGGAAGTAATGCCGCAGGGCCTCTATCTCCAGCAAGAGCGGCGCGAGACGGAGTGCCTGCCAGCAACCTTCCACTGGACGATGGGCCAATGTCAGGACGCTGCCTAGGCGGCACCTGAGCGGGCCAGTTGACTGCAGACGGCGCCAAGCTTGCTCGCCTTTGTGCCGCCAGTTGCGCCGGGTCCATGCCCAGCATGTGAAAGACGCCTCTGGCAAACGTGTCAAGGATTTTCGTGCGCTGCCGCATTTTGCTTTCCAGCGCATTAAACGCTGCGTCCATTGAGGACAAAACGCCCTTCTCAAAGCCACGACCAACGTCCCTGCCAATCTCTTCAAACTCTTTCGATGGTGACGCGATGCCAAGCGTGCGCTTAGTCGATGCGATGAGAGCCTGTCCCAGTGACTGAGCGGCTCTTTGCACTTGTGGGCTTTTGCTTTCCAGGCCATTCAGTAAGCCTGCAATCACATCCCTGCTCACAGTGCCCATTTGGGCAACCATTTGAGGACGAGTTTTCTTGACGCCGGTTTCAAACCCGGCCACGCCCGCCATTGCAAGCGCTTCGTAAAGACGCTTGACTTCCGCCGCGTCTAGCCCGCCTTGACTCTTTGTTTTGGAAAGCGGGCCGGTGCCAATGGGGATAGCGGTTTTAGTGCTCGCTGCCGCTCTTTTGACACGCTCTAATGCTTCAACCAGCTTGTTCGCGTATCCAATTTCGGCTTGTAAGTTACTTGCAACTTCAATCCTGAAAGTCTTTTTAGCAAATTGCCGACTAAGTGCAGCGTACTGAGCTTGTATTGATCGCCTGTCAAACTGCGTTCGCAGCGTAATTGGCTGCCCGCCAAGCTGCGTACCAATGGTTGAAATTTGCTGCCTGAGAAGAGCCAGGTCAAGACCAACTGATAGCCTCAGCTCAGGAGCGGCCATATCGCAGCAACATGCCTATTATCACTTAGCTTAACGAACTATTCTGCATTCTCACGCGAGGATGCAGTCTTGATCTCTTCTGCCAACATGCCAATCAATCTTCCATCCATCCGTCGTGTCTTGAGCAGTTGACGCAAAATACGCAGGCTCTCTTCCGTCACGCCCGTATCCTTCTGCATCTTGCGCGTATCAAACGGCAGGAAGTCAGCAGGGCTCACTCTTGCCTTCTTGCCACCCAGCGCACCAACCACCACTGCGCCAAGTTTGGCAGTAGCAATGTTGTCGATGTTATGGCGATTCACGTCATGGCGCTCAATCCACTTCAGCGCCTTCACCACGTCCTTAGTTCTTTGCAAGCCAAAGTTACGCGCTGACCAACGATCATCCCGGTATTCCGATGCGGAAAGTCGGAAGTAAATGTCGTCCCAGCGCGTAAGATTCTTTAGCGTGCGTCTAGCTTGCTTTTCTAAGCGTTCGACGGGGCTTAAGCCTTCGTCGTCTTCGCTTTTTTTGCTGCTCCAGCCTCCGCGAGTTCAGCTTGCTGCTCGTCAGCAATAAACTCAAGCGTGGCAGCAATCAGCTTGCGCCCCATTGCCTTTGTGTCGTCCAGCGACCAGTCTTCAGTGCGCTGCCACTCGCCGTCCATCATCGCCTCACCACGGCACCGCATGAAAGTGGTGACAATGCGAGCATTGCTCACTTCCACGCTGCCCACGCTGTTCAGCATCCCCAGCGTCTCTTCCGTGAAGTCGCTGAGCAAATCCATCTCTCCCATGCTTGCACCGCCCTGCAGCATGTCAAAGGCTTCCTCAAGGCTCACGCCTTTACTGGCGGAAATCTTCTTGGCCAGTTGCACAGCGCGGATGGTGGCCTGTGACTGAGCACGGCTTGCTTCCTCTTGTTCAATGGATTCGGCAACAAGCCAGCCGCCATACTTGCGCAGTCGCAACCCAGGCAGCAGCTCAAAGTATTCAGGCTCTTCCCCTTGAAGCAGGAAACTATACTTGCTCATGACTGAGGATGTTCAGGGTAACGTTGAAAGCCTTGACGCGCTCACTAGAGGAACGACATTCAGGAGGCACTTCCACCAAGAAACGGTGGCTGTCATTGCAGATTGTAGCCGTGTCGCCATGAAAGGAAACAAGACAGAGAATACCCGCTTCTAAGCTTGCCGCCTCTTGAGTGCAGTTAATGGCATGAACCCTGCCATCTTCGCTGGCCAAGTAATCAACGTGCATTGATCTTGTTCAGCTCATCCTGTACTCGCAATTGTAAAGCCTTGCCAGGCGCCTTTCTGAAGAATGACGATGCAATAGAAATGTCATCAGTGAATGGCCTTCCTGGCATCTTCCTTGTGCCTTCATGCACATACCAAGCGTATTCTTCACCACTGCTGTTCGTTGCGTCCCAGTGCCAATTAGCCTCAGCTCCTGCAGTTGTACGATTGAGCTTAAAGCTCTTTACGCCACTTTCGTACAGGTCGCCAAGGTCGTAAATGTCTCGCGGACTACCGACCACTTCGCCATTTTTTCGCCTCGTCTCTCCATCCCATTCCCATTGTTCCATGTCGCGGAACTGATCATCCCAGTGGGCATCGTTAATATCCTCTTCGGCCCACTTCTCAAAAGCATCAAGCAATGCCTTCTCAATTTGCTTCGCGCCAATGATCCTCGCGGAAATGATTGCCATTATCGAATGATGGTGCGAACTTCTCTGTCGGGAATGATGACACGGCAGCGCTCATAAGCCACGTCGTTTCCAGGTAGGTAGCGGAAAGTCGCATCAGGAAAACGTCTCGTCATTCTCTCCATTGCCTCCGCAATCTGTCTTCCATCAGGATTGTATTGCACTAGCACTACTTCCCATTGCTTCAACAGATCAACAATGCCCACGCCTGCCGTTGGTAACAGTTCGGGATACTGGCGCATTGTCACTTCCAGCCCATCGGCTTTCCATTCACTAGGCACGCCTGTCTGTCCTGCCACGTACACGGCAGGAATAGTCTTGCCATCAGGCAGCGTATAACTACCAATCAGGTCGGGCTGCATCGTCAGCAGTGTCGTAACAGTGTCGCGGAGTTGAGCGATGTTCACAATAAAAAGCCTCCCCGTAAGGAGAGGCTAACAGAGCTATGGGACAGAAGGTCAGTTGGGGGCAACAGGAATGATGCTGCCAGAGCTGGTGGCACTCTGATGGATGCCAATGCGGCTGCGGCTAACGAGATCAAAGGTGACTTCCACAAGGTTGTCAGCAGGGTAGTTCTCGTTGTAGTTCATCACGGCAGCGCAGAAAGCCACGCGGTCGTAGAAGAAAGTGGTGCCACTCACGCCAAGCTGCTTGTTGATCTCGACATACACCTCATGGGTTTTGTCGTAGCGTGAAGCACTGATCACTTGGAACGCTTCATCAAAGCTGTTGGGCAGGAACACCGTGCCATCAACGTCCTTCTGGAAATAGGAGGTGATAGAAGCAGTGGCTTGACTGGTGACGATCACGCTGTCAGCGAAACCGCCGCCGCCAAGCAGGTAAAACTCTTGGTTGCCATCGTTGAAGGCCACAGAAGCCGTGGTGGCAGCCTGCAGGGTGAAGAGGGTGGGAGCCCCGCTCACGGTGAACGTAGCGCCGCTCTGCGTGATCACAGGACGACCAGAGGCCAGGGGAATAGCGCCAACACGTACAATAACGTCTTGGCTCTTAACCAATTCAGTGGGGTGGTAGAGCATTTGAAAATCCTCAATAGAAAGAGAAAGTGGTTAAGCGTCAGACGTTCTGTACGCTTCCTTTGCCAACCAGTCTAAAAATGCCCCTGATTGGCGTGCCTAAGAACTGCCAGTAGTGTTCGGCAATGTGTTCATTGGGCAATAGCTCAAACCGTCCTTCCCTTCCATTGATCGTTGCAGCAGCCGAACTCCCAGGAGTGATGCCAGACAATGCCAGAGGCCCTGTCAGCCTGCCTTCCATGTACACTGCCGTGTTGTCAGCGCCTAGAAGGTAGTCATACCGTGGATTGCTCTTTTGCTTGAGACTGGCATAGTACGTGACGCCTGATGACAGGCCAACGTAATTGCCAGTTTCTTCGTCCAGAGCATAGCCCGAAGCCACTTGCCAAACCAGGGTGGCATTAGCGAGTGGCGACAGGCCGTTAATCATGCGACGAAGCCAATGGAAGTGGAACCAGCGACGGTTTCAAGCATTCGTTTGAACTCTTGGCCATATTGCGTGGCCTCAAGCCCTTTGCCATAAACCTTGCCTTCAGTGGCACCAATTTGGATGCCCATTTGCGCAAGTTGAATGGCAATAATGTGAGCCGCAAGGTGCTTGATGGCGCGGTCGGTTTGACTGCCAAAAATGTCCTCGCTTACATCCGCCGATGCTTCAGTAATGGCTCCATTAACGATCCCCGATGGATGGGGTTCAAACTCAGGAAACCGCTCCAAAAAGCCAGATGCAGTGACGGCCATGGTTATGCCTTCCCTGTTTTAATGGCTTCGATGCGGCGGGCGATGGCGTTGCGGATGCGGATGCGGCCTTCAATCTTCTTCCAGTCAAGAAGTTGCTCTTCGTCGTGCATAATCTCGATCATGCTGAGAGCATCGCGCTGTGCAAGCTGAGACAGGGTTTCCACGCTTTGCGGAATGTCTTGCACAGTAGGCATGTCCTTCATCTCTTCAATGGCACCAATGGCCATCAAGCGCTTCACTTGTCGGTTTTGACGAGCCTCTGCCCATTTGGACTCAGGCACGTCTGCATTGACGCCAGGAGTGAGCTGAATAATCCCGGCATTGGTGATCACGCCAAAGCCCCCTTCACGCGGCGGATTTTCCAGTTCAGGGCGATAAGCAATAAGCATTGGTTCAACTAGGAACTGCCGCCAAGCCTAACGCCCTAAACTTTCTCATCCTCAGTTGTTTTGAACGTAGATGACGCTCTTGGGGAAGTAGATGGCCACACCACCCACGCGAGCGTGAGCAGGCACCACGAACTCCAGACCACGTTGCTGAGGCGGGAACAGCTCAAGCGGTTGCGGAATGTGCAGTTGCACCTTCTGCGGGTCACGCTTGTAAACCACCATGCGATTGGTGTTCAGTACGCTGTTGTCTGCATCGAGCTGATTGATCGGCTCAATGGATGTGATGTAGGGGTTGGTGCGCAGGAAGTATTCCAGCACAGTCACGTCCGAGGAATCGGAGTTGCGCTGGGTGGAGATCACGCGGAAGTCCTCATAGGCAATGAGGATGGTGTCAGGCGTTTCCTTCATCTTGGAGCCGTTGACAATGGCAGTCACGCCATAGTTCAGCAGCTCAAGCATTTCCTCAGAAGTGGTGCCGGAGTCGGTGAACCACTTGTCAGCCTGCAGCACGTCAACCGTGGAGTTGTTGAAGAAACCAGCCAGCGAAGCAGAAGCCTCACCGAACATGGCAATCTCTTCCACTTTCTCCTCGTAGGCGCGACGCACGGCAGCAGCACGACGCTGCTCCAGGGCGATGTTGGCCATTTGAGCAGCCCGCAGTTCCTGCACGGTGTAGCCGAAGCTGCCGCCAAAGGAGCGGATGTTGATGCTCTTCTCCACTTGGCTGATGTCAGCCCGAGGCAGATCATCAGCAGCGTCAGCCAGCAGGCGGAAGTCGCCAGTGCTGTCCATCACGCGGTAGGTGAAGGTTTGCGCTGCGTTACCGGCTTCGGCAGTCACAGGCAGAATAGTGGGGTATTTGATGTCCGCGTAGACGGTTTCAAACACTTGGGGGCGGATGTACTCAAGCTGACGCTCAAGAAACAGGCCCGCCTCATCCATACGAAATTCAGACATTGGTAGGGCCTCCTATCAAGCAGTGGTGGTGTCAGCGGTAAGCGTGAACGAGGGACCGTTCAGCTCAAGGATGGCCAGCCCAGAAGCAGCGCTAGTCAGGTAGCGAGCATTGGAGAGCACAGCAGTGCGGCCAGAGATGGACGTGGCGTGGAACTGACCGGCATACTTGACGCCAGTAGCAGTGTGAATCACGCGCACAGCCGAGGCAGGGGTGACAGAACCATGCACATAGACGGCCACGGCGCCTTCGTTCATGACGTTAAGAGCCTGATTGGCTTTCACGCCAGGACGGCTGTTGGCATCTTCGGCAGTCTCGTCAATATAAGTGAGGATATTGACGCCCACTACGGGAGCAGTGGTGCCAGAGATGGTCTGAGCAGAGTTATCAACAGTGCCACCGCTTGCGTAGGTGAGCACATTGCCGAAAGCAAGCACGGCGCCAGTTTCATTGACATAGGTGCCAATGGTGTTGTCGCGCATGTCGGAAAGCTGGCCTTCCAGCAGGGGATCATGCTGCAGGGCATAAGCCTGCTGCACGCCACCAGTGACGCCAGTTGCAGTTTGAGTGAAGGTGACGGCCATGATCAGCGCTTCTCCTTAGTAACGGAAAGGGGGGTTTTCCAGCCGTTCTGCAGACGCTCCATATAGGAAGACGGTGCAGCCACAGGCGCGGCGATAGAAGCCACGGCCTTGCGGAGGTTGTCAGTCGAAGCCGAATCCTTGCGGGCGGTTTCCGACAGGGTGTCGAACATGGCCATCACGTAATCGTCGGAACGCTCCGACAGGTCAGAATCGCCACGTACAGCCTTGATAGAGGCTTCCATGATTTCCCGAGCAGTCTTGCCAGAGAAGTCAAACTCGCTGTCCAGAGTGGTGCGAGCCTTGTCAATGAGAGCGATGCGCTCGTCTACAAGCGAATCAACGTTCACTTGCTTGGCGGCCTCAAGATCAGCCTTGGCGGCTTCAAGTTCTTGAGCAAGGGCGTCGGCGCGGCCTTCGGCAGCGTCCATCTTCCCTTTCATCTCCTTCTCCATTGCGTCCATTTCTTCTTTCATCTTGGATGCTTCGGCCATCATGCCGTCGTACATCTTCTTCATGTCCTCGTAAGACTTCTTGGCATCCTCTCGTTCTTTGGTGACCGCCAGCGCAACGCTTTCGCTCACCTCAAACTCAGCGCCATCGAAATTGACTTTCGCAGTCATAGATGGTTCCTCGTAATTGAGTAGGGTTGGATTTGCCGCATCAAGGCGATCAAGATGCAGCTTCACTTGCGGGCCTGCGCGGCCACGCCTGACAACGGCCACATGATTGCCACTAATTGAGCGTTGAACGCCGTCATAGTGCTCGCCGTCGTCGGTAACGCCAGGTGTCGAGTCGTATTCAACTCTGTAGCCCGCGCTCACCTCTTGAACATCTTTCCGCAGAATCTTCTCAATGGCTTCCCTGTCAGTAATCGTCATGACAGCACGGACAAAGCCGTTGTCATAAACAATGTCCGTACCAGTGAAGCCAATCTGATAGTCCTTGGTATTGGAGCTATCAAGAAGAACTGATGGATGTTCAAATGTGATTGCCTTGCCCGCAAATGAAGCAAGACTTTCTCCCGAGCCAACTTCTTCCGCTGGACGGTATTCCTTACGAATGGAGCCATCGGCGTCAGTGTACAGTTGCACACCAGTACGCGCAATGGTCGCCCAAGCACGAAGGTAGCCTTCCGGCGTCACCTCGTACTTGTCTATGGGGGATACGTCGTAACGAAAAGAAGTTTCGCTCATGAAACAACACTAACGAATGGAGCTGTCTATACTGCAATTCTTGTACCAGAGATGAAACACCATGCGCTACCTAGTTAGCAGCACAATTAGCGCTGCACGGATGCCCCATCACCAGCGCAAGCTAGTCGTTGCGGAAAGAATGAAAGAAGCCCGCCTTAATAGCGGGCTCAGTCAGCGTGATGTTGCCAAAGAGCTGCACATAGGAGCTTCCACTTATTGCCGCATGGAAAGAGCCGAAACAGAACCATCCGCAGTGCAATTGGCAACACTTAGCGGACTTTACACCCTTTCCGTGCTTTGGTTTTTAGGGATACCTAGTTATGTCGTTGATGCTCAATCGTCGTCATCATCGTCCATACCCTGACCCCTGATTGCCCTCACCTGGCTTTCCACGCCAGCCATGACATACGCCTTGGCAATAGCCTCCGCTTCAAACACCAGCATCTTCACAGGCACGTAGTCTTCGTGCGGCTTCTCGTAGTAGTTCTCCACGAACATGTGGGTTTCGTCGTGCCGCCCATTCTTGAAATGCTGCTGCTCAACTAGCCGCCAATGGGGAGTGTCCCGATGCTCATGCGCCGACAGGATGGAGAGGGCTTGCATGATGCCAATGCCATCATCATCCTCGTCTTCCATCGTGTGAACGTGCTCGTTCATTGCTTTTTGCGGCGACTCTCAACCATCTTAATGATGCGACTTGCCCACGCCCTACCCGCGTCCGATCCCCAGAGCAACCAAGCGATTCGGCCAGCATCATCCTCGCCTCCGCTCTTGTTCTTTTCGTGCCGAGAGAAGAATGCCGCCATGCGCTTGATCGTTTCGTAGCTCACTGCCTCTCCATTGGCCAAGCTTGTTGCCCTGGCCACGCCACTGCCAATGCCTTGCTTGCCTGCCTCTTGCGTGGTCAGGCCGCCTTTGCCATGCTTCTTGCGCAGCTCAAGCCCTCTGCGAGCGGCAGAGCGAACGGACGATGGAGGAGAAAATGATTCGGAGTCGCCCCTGTCATCTTCTTCCTCATCATCGTCATCATCGTCGTCGTCATCGCCGCCAAGCTCTTTCATGAAAGCAAGGTAGTATTCATCCCCCATGTCCTTTTTGGGCTTGCGCGACATGCCAGCTTCTGAGAGGGCAATGGCGAGAGCGCGTCGGGGGTCAACAACCTTCTCCCCACTGCTGCTTTTGAGCTTGCCGCTTTTGAACTCACGCAAAACAAGCCGAATTTTTGCTTGCTGCTTTTTGTCGGCCATTGTTAAACCCAGACATAAAGCGCCACCTTTGACTTGGCGCAGTCTTCCACAATCGTAGCCTTGGTCTGCAGAATCTCGTTGTGACGTGGCTTACCTTGCCAGAAGCGATCATGCCACTCAACATAAATTGTTTTCACCCATTGCCCCACGTTTTCGACTTCCAGTAAACGCGGCAATACAGTAAACTCTGCTCCTTCAATGTCGCACTTGATATAGATGGTCGCTTCGTCGTCCGCGTCGATGATTTCTTGCACCACTCGCTTTACGTCCATTGACTCCACGTAAAGCTCTTGGCATTGGTGCCGCTCAATTTCCGCCAGTGGCTCCATCACGCAAGTAGACGCAGCGCTATAACCAGGCAGCCACTTGAAAGTGACTAGGGCATCTTCTGTGCCAATAGCAGCATGAAAAGCCTGAAACGAAAGAAAGCGTTTTTCAATGGAGGGAATGGCGGACTTATTTGCCTGTACTGCATGAGCAGACGGCTCAAACGTGAGAACATGCCAGTCATAGGGAGGCTCCTTGCCAAAAAATAGTTGCTTTTCAAACGTAAGCAAGCCGCTTTCGCAATCTGAATACTTCCCGCCATTGTCTAAGTAGTGAGTGCCAAAGTCCAGAAAGTATTTCATTGGTAAATCTGCCGATCTTGCCAGAGTTGATTGTAGTTGTTCGTACCTTTGGCTCCAAAAGCAGACAAGTCGCCACCTCCCGCAGGCTTGCCCCATGCAAGAATAGTTCCGTCAGGCAGAACAAAAGCAGTGTTGTGTTTTTGGTGGGTGGGCGTTAGCTGAAGGAAGTCGCCATAGACAAACGATGCCTGCTCGCCATTTTTTGCCAATGCTTGCCCTAGCACGGGAGTAGCAGTAGGGGACAATGGCGTGATGCCATAGTACCTGTCTTGCCAATTCTCCACCACTTGATCAATGGCATTCAGAAGCGCAGGATTACCCGGCTTGGAAAACAACACTGCAGTCATGCACGCCCAGCAAGTGCCAGTAAACTTCTGAATCTCGCGGAACGCAAGAAAGTCAATGCGGTCGGCAAGCTCTACAGGTGAATGGAGCCTAATGGCAATGTCAAAATACCAGCCACCAACCGCATAGAGGATGCAATAACGGCCAAGGTCAGCCTTGTTGGAATAGGAGCGGAGGCCGTCATAAGCCTTGACAACATCGCCCCCGAAATGCTCAACGATGAACTCTCTCAGTGTTTCGTTGTTGTAGCGAACATAGTCCGCACTAGGAAAGCCCTGTTGAACTGTGCTTGTCAATTGCTGCAGCGCAGGAGGCAGTTCTTTGCCGCCTTCATCAGTCAGAAAGATTTGCGAAACTTGCACGATCAATTCACCTTCACTGGAGCGCCAAAACCTTTGAATTCAGAAACCGCAACGACAGGCTTGAGCAATTCATTGATATAGCCAAGCATCTTGTCAGTGACATTCTCCCAAGAGAATTGGTCCTCATGAATGCGTGAATAGCACCACGCACCATCATCGTTCATCTTGTCTCGATCTTCGTAGTATTCCGTGAGCAGTTCGGCAAGGTGATCGGGCGATACTTGCCCGCGCTCCAGTCCATAGTTCCTGTCGGTTTCCCAGCTTTCAATGCGAATGCGAGGCACGTCGCTAAAGATTTCCTTCAGGCTTGTGTGGTCTGGGACTAGCTGCGGGCGGCCAGTAGCGGCATGTTCAGTGTTGACCAAGCCCCACCCCTCGCCCAGACAAGTGTTGATGCCCACGTCCACTGCGTTATACACCTTGTTGAGCTGCTCAATGGGAAGACAGTTATGCGTGGAAAAATTGGGGCTGGTGAGAATGAGCTTGCCCGCAGGGTCGTAGCCTGCGTCCCTAGCCACACGTTTGAACAAAGGGATCAGTTCCCAGCCCATATCTTTGGCTCCCATGTTGAGCCACAGGCGAGCATCAGGCTTGTCCTTTGCAAACTTGATAAAGCCCTTGATGGTCAAGTCAATGCGCTTGCGCGGCTGGTTTCTGTTGCCATTGAATACAATGAACGCATCATCTGGCACGCCAACATCCTTCCGGCATTGCTGCTTGTCAATGGGGAAGAACTTGGTAAAGTCCGTGCCATGGCCCACAACGCCAATCGGACGCTCGTAGCCCATCTTTTCAATCTCGCCCTTCGCAAACTCTGTGTAGGTGATGAGCTTGTCCCATTTGTTCAGAGCGGGAAGTAGCTCAGGGAATAGACCGTAGGAGTCGATAGGCGTGTAAACGCAGGTTTTGAAGCCGAGCTTTTCCTTCAGTGGCTCAATTTTGTCAACAAGCGTGACCGCCACCCAAATGTCATTGACAATAAACACCACGTCAGGCTGAATGGTTTGCACCAGTTCAGCAATGCGGTGGGAACCGAACGGGTCAGAACCATGCGCCATTGCCGGAAACATCTGGCAATGCTGCTGCATAGGGGAAGGGTCCCCGTGGTGATTGACGCACAGTGCAAACACGTCATGATCTTTGGCGAGGGCGGGAATGAGATATTCGGCCACCCTGCCGAAGCCCGTCTGTACGCCAACGTCTCCGCAGTAGAGGATTCGTGTCACTGAAAGAAAGAAGCTCGCTAGATACTAGGGCCTCTTCACACGGGAGCATGAGGCATCTGCTGACGGTAGAACTCCACTCGGCATTTGCACCGTGCCCTGCATTGACAACGCTGCCCTGGCATGGGAAGGGTGCCGATGGGGACAAGGCCGCGAGCTGCGAAGGCTGGGCAATCAGCGCAGTGCTGAGCCTGTGGGTCGAGGATGCGGCGCATCAGTCCGTAACCTTCCGCTTGCTTCCGAAGCTCCAAACCCTGCCAGTAAGAGCCACGTACGCTTTCAGCATACAAGCTGACCCTAGCAACAGCCATGGCAGGACTAGCGCGGCCAGCCAGAACGTCATTAGCAAAGCCCTGTAGATAAGCGTATTCTGCACGAAGCCTTTGACCGATGCGGCCATATTCGACGGCTCCCATACTGTCCTTTCCGCCATGGCCAATGATTGCTGTCTGAATGTGAGCTGCCTTGATGGCTTCCCTGACGCTGCCTTGCCATTGCTCCAGCGTGATGCTGCCATCGGCCATCATCTTTGTAACGCGCCTGAGCGTAGTGTCGAGCTTGCCAATGCGGCCATCTACTAAGGCTTCAACAGCCTTCTGGCTCATGAACCGTCCTTTCTCGTTGCGGTAGCGTCCAGTACGTTGGTCGTAAGCCCACGCAGCGTCCAGCCTAGTGGCCAGCACGGCTTGAGACAGCCCGCTTAGGTCATTCAGCATTGTCGGCCTCTAGCAGCTCTTTGAACTGGGCTGGAGCCTCTGCTTTCCATTGCTGCAGGGCCTCGGCAATGTCCTCTTCAGAAATGAGCGCCGCTTCGTCAACGCCGCCCAGCACCAAGCCACTTGCCTTGATTGCTTCTGCATCTTCCTTGAAATACTCGGCAGTGGTCTTCTTGCCTTTGAAGGCTTTTTCCATGGAGCCGTGCTTGCGCTTGTAAAGCTCCTTGTACTTGCGCGTCACATAGGCTCCCGCCACTGCACTGGGCCACGTCTTGAATTTGCTCTTGGCGGCAGCAATTGCCTGCTGGTGAAGCTCTTTGTCCGTAAATTCCACGTCGCCGCGTTCATGCTCTAGGTCGCCTTCCAGAAATAGTCCAGCAGCGTCTTGAACCTCCCTGGAGCCGTCCATTGGCAGCGTGCCATTCTCTTCGTTCATCGGATCGCGGCCACCAGGAGGCACTGCAAGTTTTCCACCCCCGCCTTGAGTGGAACCACCCATCTTGGGGGCGACTAAATCGGGGTTAGCTTCAAGCGATGGATCGAGAGCGGTTTCCATTGACCACTCAGAGCCGCCGTAACGTGCCTCTCTTACTTCTTGTGGATGCAATACGCCAAGTTGTAACATTCTTCCGTCCACGGCTGCCACACGGGCTCTTACGTCGGCCTTCTCGCGCTCATTCAGTTCAAACAAGTCATTGAAGGAGATTCTCCACGATTCGGGCAGTTCGCCATTGGTCGGCCCATTCTTGCTCAGCATGATCATTTCCATCAGCTTTTGCAAAGGCCGCTTGTAATGCGCTGCCTGGTAGTCACCAAGGAACTTTGCAAAGTCTCGCTCTTCGCTTCTGCCAGTGGCACCAAGACCGCTTGGGCTCTCGCCAAAAAGAATTGTGTGGGGAATCTGCGAGGCACCAATGATGTCAATGCGCAGCTTTTCCAGCACGTCGCCAATGCCGCTTAAGTTGCGTGTAACGTAATCAAGTTCCTCGCGCTCGGCGTCAATCGCATAGCCGCGATAGATGCTCTTGCTCATGTCATTCAGCACTAAACGCTGCCTCACATCACTCTCCTTTCCCGCAGCAAGCATTGTGCTCAGGCCGCGCAGCTTATGCACAAACACGTCAAACTCAACCAGCACTGTCGCCGCAGAATTGAGGCCAGTCCAATAGTGACGGAAGCTGTCGTAGATGGTCTGCAAGCTGCTCATTCCCCACCCATAGTTCCTTTGCCTGATGCGATAGGGCAACCATTCGCCGTCGAAGCGCAGAATCCTATCCTTGTGGATCTTTTGCAACTGCGGCTGTTGAATGAGATCGCCTGAGATGATTTGGTAGTACGTCGCCTTGGAGTAGTCGTATAGGTTTTCCTCGCTGATAACTGGCGCAATCTGCCAGCGATCAAGCACTTCCATTCCTTCAATGGCGCGAATGTTGCGCTTGTCTACTGGCTGATTCGCCTCTCGCCCATCGTCAATGTAGAGCAGAATCACCGAGCCGCCATACAGCCTGGCGTTCTTGCTGGCAAGCATGAAGTGCTCAAGAATGTAAAGGTCTTCGATGGTTTGCTCAATGCCTGCTACTTCCTCTGCTCTAGCGCCATCACCACCAAACAATACTTTGTAGCCTTTGCGTGTAGATTGCTCTGCTACTACGTCGATGATGCGACGAGGAATCCACTCTCCATAGAGATTTTCTAGTTCCTCCTGTGCGAGGAATACAATGGGTTGGGTGGTGGTGTGACGGCTTTTATCTCGGCTCGTCCCCATTCCAGTTAGGACGTTCGCCAGCGAATCGGCCCTGAGCCCGTTTTCCGTGGCGTGTCCAAGATCAACTACGTCGCCTGCCATTGCGTTCCCGTGGCTAGTCTCCCCATTCTAATAGTGGTTATCATGGCGACGATACCCATGCTTTTATGGCCCCCACTCCCATTCTTTTCACATTCACTGAAGAAGAGCGGCAACTAGCGATGGAGGAAGGCCATCGTAGGCAGACTGTGAACGAAGCAAAGGGGCTGAGAGGCCGGAACAAGGGGCCAAGGCTTGGCGATGAAGCATTGAAAGTGCATTTGCTTGGTGCGGCAGGGGAAGTCGCAGTGGCCTCTTTTTTAGGGCTAAAGCATGAGCTGTTCAAAGAGACTGAGGCAAAGCGCGGCAGCGAGGATCTGCCAGGTATAGATGTCAAAACCCGGTCAAAAAGGTTTTA